AAAATGATGCTATCTTCTTACACTTCGAGGGAGATTCTACGATTGCAAGGTTGTCTGTCATCTACATATAAATAGAAGGGTTCGGAAGTTCATTTTTAAAGGTCTAAGGATATTTTGCGATAAACTGATAGAATGCCACAAAAAAATACATCTATGGCATCTTGGCTGTCAAAGCTCAGGGAATTAGAAAGTGATTCAGAGGAGGAACCTATTCTTATGCCAAGCCAAGCTGGACCGGTTCTTATGCCAAAGTATGAAGAGCATGTAGCTCAGATATTGGAAGGGCAAGGGCAAGAACAAGGTCCAGCTCTCCGTGAATGGAATCAAACCGGAGTCCCTAAGACACTTCCATATCATAAGGGCCCTCAACTGCAGACTCAAACAGGTAGATGGAGCCATACAAAGGATTCATGGACAAGTATCACAAAGCCCACTATTACACCCCCTCATGAACTTGCCACTGAAACGAATGAAATCACGTATACAAATACAATTGATCACGCTGCCATGTGGTCAGAACGGGTGGTTTCTGCATTTGAACGTGCATCTTTACCTAAATCAGAACTTTCAGAAGATTTCAAAGAAAACCTCGGAAAACTTTCCTTCTTTCGTCGCCCCTTAATACCCAAACAATAAGCCTGCTCGACCCCCATAGACTCGTAATATCCCATATGTTTCTGCCCAGACATATATGGTATAAGAAGGTATCGTTGTAATACTTTGTGTTCCTGTAAGTGGTTTGAATTCAAGAACTAAATCTACTTTTTGGAGTTTATCCATATTTGCATGTCCTGCGTCCTGAAAGCCAAACGGTAGCTTATAATAATATTTATTATGCCAGGGTGTCTTTTTATTAGGAGCTACACGGAAGACAACAGGTGCATCAGAACCATATCGTAATAATTTTCCTTCATAGATTAATGCTAAAGATTGGATAGGTTCTGATTCTAAGCCAGAATAGGCAGGAATCAATTGTGTAAATGCCAGTGTACCCAATCCACTCGCATCAGGCCACCAAATATCAGTTCCCTTCATAAGATCACGTGCTGCATGAAAAGGTGCATTATACGTATCAGCATCCGTTCGGTGTACTATAAAATACAAATCCTTTACAAGATTAGGAATACGAATTGGAATACGAGCACTTGACCCATTTGTTTGGTAAGGCTGTATAGCATAATGCTGGGGGATTCGATATGTTAAATCTCCTAAACGAATACGATTTGCTTCAGGTTTATCTAAATAGACATATTCTAAGAGTATATATGCTGATTGTATATCAAGTATGGGTGGCATCGATCCACCTACCGTTGTTCCTATAAGTGTCTTAAATGTAGCCGATTGGATTGGAGCTACTATCGGCAGAGGAGGGCCCACAACTTGATTCTGATATGCCACATAGAGGGATGAAAGAGGATTATATGTGATTGATATCTGCACCGCATCAAGACCCATTGCATCAATCGGAAGAGCCATTTCACGATCTCTTGTAAACCAAAAAGGAAGTGGTGTGATAACTTTCTGACTTGGTTTCGTATATCCATTTGATTGATACGAAAACCCATTATCGACCCTGCCTAACATACGATTGACAGTTGTCACCTTTTCAAGCGGTGTGTTATATTCATCCATGACTTCCATCAATCTCCCATCCAGTGTATCAATGGGTGATGCGGCAACTGTGACTTGGGCTTCATTTATCAAGGCATGTCCAATTGAATTTGTCCAGCCAAATAAGGGTCCTGCGATACGAGTTCCTGCTCCGATAGCAGCAGCAGCGGCTGCAGCCTGTGGAGTACTTATATCAGGCATTACCGTTACCAAAAAGGCCCTTGTAATTAAATGACCTCTTCTTGGCAATGTAGCCTTGACAGTCCTTCCAAATGCAGGAGATCCGTCAAATTGAACAGCATACCATTCTGTCGTAAATCGACCTGTTCGAACGGTTTTAAAGGAATCTATGGGTTGACCCTTTACTAATCTGTCCTCTTGAAAGCCAGAATATAATAACTTTAATAGGCCAGCTGCTGCCATCTGTGTTCATTGTGTGAAAAACTCTAAGCCTTGGCGGTCTGCTCTTAATCCATATAGATGCGATTTGCGATTCCATTTTGAAAGCGAAGCCACTCGATGCGCATCACATATACAACTACCTCCCAGTCTTGGATATCAGTGCCACCCGGAGGCTGGACTGTTAAATTCAAACGAATTGATTGAAGACGAGATGCATTTGCTGTCCCTGAAGGCTGATGTTTCCCTGGATTCTCCGAAAAGGAATAACCATATATATATTCATTAAATGCTGAAATACCACCCAGATGGGAAAGAGCTATGTGTTTACGAAACCATTGCTCTTCTGCTGTAATCAACTCGGTAGAGTTAATGTAAATAGTTGCAGTGACTAACATAGGACGACGAGGATTATAGACAGCATCATATTCAAGATCAGTAACAGCTGAATAATTTGTCCTATCATTCTGTTGCGACGATGCCTTTCTACGCAGAAACCATATAATCTCCTCCATAGGATGATTTATCTCCAAGGGAAGCTGCACATCAATAGTATCATTCGTCGTCTTATTCACAGTGTACTTTAAAGGTTCGCTGAAGGGAAAGGTTTGTACAGTTCGTATCATTGTTTCAAAGGGGGTTTGAAGCATCGCCTGGCGTATAGAGCCATCGGTATGCGCAGAGTAAGTAATTAACTGAATACTCTTAAATTCAGGTGGATTTGAAGCTGCTTTTACTGTTATTGGTCCAGATGTTGATGTAAACGTAAAGGTCTGCCCAAGGGGCAGAGACCCTAAGGGTGAAGGCACGAGGGGGGCTCCTACACGCCGAACACATTCTTCAAAGGGACGCAAGGTGATATGAATACGAATACTACCATTCTTTATAGCCACTAAAGGAAATCCCTCTTCTGCCAGTCTCGCAAAAAAGAAGGGGAGGGGGATACACAAGAGTCCTGATTGGGTTGGGAAAGGATTCGTTGATACATCCTGCGTATAGGCACCAAGTCCATCTGTTAAAATCCCATACTGCTCATTCAATTCCTTAAAAAGGTGTGTGTATACGTGGATAAAGTCACCATCGATCGTCTCGACGGTTTGTTCATTCACTTCAATCTCTGCTCTTTCTATTATGACACTACCCAGCTCTTTTGCATATGTCCACGATGGGACTGCATTTGTCGTTTGATACGTATACTGCCCTGATCTAAGACGAAGAAGCGTAGTATCATCCAACCAATGACCAAGGTCAATTTGGACAATTGCATTTAAGAGTATATCGCCACTCCCATTCGATTTTACATCAAATGTAAATCTCTGTCCAAAGGATGTAGGTCCTCGAAAGGGTGTTTGTTGCATACACGTTGCAAAAGGATGGGCGCGTAGATCCGAGTTTTGTAACCAAAATGTCTTTTCAGCTGACAATGGGAAATAATGATTGTCCTGAAAATCACGAGGCGTTAGTTCTAATAAAGTTACTATATCACCGGATGGACGATTAAAACCATAGGTAGGAGGTTCCATTACTACCTATGGCTTGATAACTCTTTACGTGGTTACATTGTTATGTGGTTACGTGGTTAGCACCATACAAGACCTATTTAATAACGTGTCAATACTGGCTGTTTCTACTATAAGACCATTTGCATAGATCCCATTGTTAAAAAAGATACTTGGATTTTCAAGTGCTAAATTCCAAACAGTATACATACCTTCGACTGCATGAGGTTCCACCCTGTCATCAAGATATGCCATTAAACGATTCTTTCCTTCCGTTACATAGAGTTTCCCAAAAGTATTCATTAGATCTTTCTCTTGTTTATTGGTAAGAGTATCCTCTAAGATTGAATGATTTCCTGTAATAAACAGATCCTCCATTAATGTAGGATATGCAGTTGGGCTACACTTATATAAGCGATTGTCACCCCGAAGAGTATTTCCAGGATTATATATCTTAGAACTACCAATTGCCTCTATAGGCCTATATCCAAACTTTAAGGTCTTTACAAGTGTTCCTTTGCGAAGAGTTTCAATTGGAAGATATTCTTCTGCACCATTTACATAACATAGAATCTTAGTTCCTTCATTCATCTCTAATTGAAGGAAAGTAATTCGGCCCGTCCTTTTCCATCCGTTTGAAACGAGGTCCACCCTTGGGTAAAGATACGAATTTCTGTATTATATGAATTTTGCCCTTGATTTGTCGTAGGAGGTACTAATAAGCCCAAGGCAAGGGTAGGTCGATCTGCCGAAGACATATTGATAGATCCATCCAGTTGGTTTGGATGATTATATCCAAGACTCCAATTCATTGTATTTATTTCAGTCTGCGAATCAATCCCCTCTTTGGCGAAATTTGTAACATCACGCCATACACTTGCATCCCATGGTGATTCACGAGTCTGCCCTGCAATAATCAAGCTTGCAGTTGTATAATAAGGACCCTCCGTATTTGGGTATACTTTCCATAAAAGGTTAGATTGCATATCAGGAAGGCTTCGTATAATCCATGCTATACGTGATGTCGGGTGACACCCGTCAAGTCTTAACTTTTTCAGACCTCCTGATGTATAATCAGATGGTATTAGAGTAAAGATGTTCTCGTATATATTGTAACAAGGGACTTCCAAGGGCTTACTTGTTAACCTATCTTGGGCTTCACGTGATACATAGACCTGTATCGTCTCCATGGTTATAGAAAGAGGCTGCATATCCGTTACCTGAAGTGCCGTAAATTGTGTGACGGGCCCAGTTGCGGTCCTGTACTGAAATGTCTTTCCCCAGGGGGAAGGATTCAATCGTCTATCGGATGCTTCTACCAACTGATCAAGCCTTCTTAATTTACATTTCACTGTATAGGTATGTGACATAGATGCACGTATAGGAAACCCTGGGCCATCATCTTGACATCCTATAAAGGGGACCTTCAGGCGAATCTGGCCTGGTTGGGCATTTTTCCCTATATTGGCAGGTGTTCCATCATGAGATCCTGTCATAGCTGCTACAAGGCGTGTAGATGCATAGGTACCCTCTGTTCCATCAATCGTCCAAAGCGCATCCCCACTGAATTCTTGAAGAAGAATCGAATCTTGATAAAATTGTATCTTCTCGAATAAGAAATAAGAGATACCGTTCACATATCCATAGGTTACACCGGTAGGATCTTGAATCGCACAGGAGCCAAAGATACGTTGAATCGGCTGGGGTAACCAACTGGGTAGATTAATGATAAAGCTAAAGCTCTTTATAATATCACCAACTGGCTCTACCTCGAACTCTATGGTCCTTCCAAATTCAACAGCAGTCTTTGGTTGTTTAATGCGTCGTTCAAAGAGTGTTTCTCCCTCTGGTTCATAGGCATTATCAAAGACATAGGTACTTTTTGGGGAATCCTTAAAGAAGAAAGTATCTTTCTTGCCTCTGCACACCAGTTCGTACAAAGAACCCTCTGCAGATGCATTGACATTCATCCCTCTGTTTGTCTGATATGCTTATTATTTAGGCTAGTGGCCTACAGGCCCCGTAGGCTCAGACCCAGACGATCCAGGAATAACAGCATCAATTAAGATACGGGATATTCCCATAAGAAGGAACGATGAATACGATGTCTGTGTCTCTTTTATAAGGGTGACTCCTACTTGACATACAGGGCTACCTGTCGTAACAAATCCTTGTAGAAATCCCCATACTCCATCAGGCACACAAAAATGGTCATATAATTTCACAGATCCGTAATGTGCACCATAGGTTAGTATTCCTGCAAAGACCGTCTTTGCAATAGCATCCATCTATCTGGTAGGTCTAAAAGAGAGGGAAGGTGTATATAAAAGCCGATTGAATGTGTGGAATATTAGCCCTTATAAGAGCATCTGGTGAATCGAATGCTTCGCAGGGCGTGACAAGCACCGAACTATGGGAAAGAGGCGGTAAGCTTTTACAAGCGCGCGGACCCGAAGATTATACCATAAAGGAAATGGAGAATGGTACGTGGATATTCACTCGACTGGCCATAAATGGATTGAATAGTGGTGGACAGCAACCTTTTGTTTCCGCATGTGATACCCTTACATGGATGTGTAACGGGGAAATATATAACTCAGTAGATCTATCCAAACGTTTACAAGTCAAATCAAAGTCAGGATCTGACTGTGAAGTCATCGGTCCCATGTGGGAGCACTGTGATGGAGATGCAGTGGCGTTTGCCCGGGCGTTCGATGGAGTCTTTGCCCTTGTGTTATATGATAGTGAAACTGGGTCTACCATCGTTGCTCGTGACCCCTATGGTGTCCGTCCACTTTTCTGGGGGATCGGAGACGATGGCTCTTATTATTTCGCAAGTGAACGAAAGGTGATTAGTTCTTTCTGTAAGACATATTCCTTCCCTCCTGGGCAGATATGGACAATCAAAGGACTGATTATAAAGAAGGAAGTCTATCATACGATACCCTCCATGAAACTGGCAGTCCCTCAACCCGAAGCCTATTTATTTAATACTTTTCGCGGAGCAGTTATAAAGCGTCTTATGACCGAAAGACCTATTGCAGCATGTTTAAGCGGTGGGCTCGATTCATCCCTGGTATGTGCCTTCTTACAAACGGAGTTAAAAGGTAGGGGAAAGCCCTCTTTGAAGACATTTAGTATTGGTATGGAAGGGGGGTCTGATCTTGCCTATGCTCGTATGGTTGCAGATTTCATCGGGTCTGACCACACAGAGATTATTAAGACTGCCGATGAAATGTTCGAAGCGATTCCCCATGTGATTCGTGATATAGAATCCTATGATATTACAACGGTCAGGGCCTCTGTTGGGAACTGGTTAATTGGTAAGTATATTGCCGAAAACACGGACTGTAAGGTGGTATTCAATGGAGATGGATCGGATGAAGAGTGGGGCTCTTATGCATATTTGAATAAGGCACCGAGCGATGAAGCATATGAGAGGGATTGTGAAAGACTCTTACAAGAGATCCATTTATATGATGTTTTGCGGTCGGATCGCTCTATTAGTTCACACGGCCTTGAACCACGCACACCTTTTTTAGATAAACAACTTGTTGCAACAGCTCTTTCTCTCCCTACCCATTTTAGACGGCCCATACCAGGCAAGGTATGCGAGAAATGGTTTCTAAGGTTAGCTTGTGATAAGGGTCTCTTACCCGAGGAAGTACTTTGGAGGAAGAAGGAGGCATTTTCAGATGGGGTAAGTTCTACTGAAAAGTCATGGTTTCTTGAAATACAAGAGCGTGTCACCGTTCCAGATAATTGGAACGAGAATCCTTTTGCATGGACTCCTAAGCCTCCCACACCAGAAGCGTATTATTATCGCATGTTATTCGAGGCGTGTAACTATAATATAGGTGATCCTTGGCCGTATTGGATGCCTAAATGGTCGCCTGAAACGAATGATCCAAGTGCACGAACCTTGGTATAAAATTGATATGCCTAAAAGGGGTTGTGGAATGTACCCTTAACAATATGCACCCATGTATGGCAAGACTTAGCAATGAAAAACAAACGACTTTTATAGCAAACATGTTACTTGTTCATTCCGTTGCAACATGTAGTAATAAGGTAGATGTGGCAGGAAGTATATGCGGTACATGTGCTGGATATAAAAAGGTTTCACAGGATGTAACACCCAGTATGAAAACCTTTCATGGAAAGCTAAGCGAACCGATCCCTGATACTTCACATATCTATGGTAGCAAATGGTATTGGGATCGTGTTGAAAAATATGGGGCAGTTAATGCAAAATGGTTGGTAGACGCACAGAAGGCACAGGCGCTTGTAGAAGAGACGTATTCTTGCTACGGAGTGTTTAAGCTTGTGGCTTCTATAACTGCAGCGCCTGCAACGCCTGCAGCGCCTGCAACACCAAAGCCTACGATAAAGATAACCAAGCCGAAGAAAGCGAAGGAAACATTGCGTACACCGTCAACTCCCACCAGTATCATATCATATATACAACGACCTATCTATACTGAAGTAGAAGGTCCAATTGAAACACTCCCTACAGATTCATACAGCCTCACAAGGGATATAATAAACGGAATGGACGTATTTCGATGTGAAAACGGTATGGTGTTTAGCATAGTGAATAATGAACCATCAGCCCTTCTTGGCTTCTATAAGAATTCTCTATTTACAAAGGTATAAAGCACATATATCTTTGTAAATAAGATGTCAACAGAATATTTTGTTCTTACAAAGTCTCAAGCACTTGTTATGGATGCAGAGGCACATATCTTGCCTAAGACAAATATTGATTATTATAAGTCAAATGGACTATTTGAAGAAAGCTTGATCCATTGGTCTAAGCAATTTTGTGATAAAACAAAGGTATTTTTAGATATAGGTGCACATTCTGGCACATATACGATATCCTTGGCAAATCTCTGTAAGGAAGTACATAGCTTTGAACCACAGCGAATGACATATTATTCCCTATGTGGAGGAGTAGCCTTGTCAAGCATAAGGAATGCATATTGCCACAATTTTGGCTTAGGTTCTCCTGAACAAATTGGCACACAAACCCTGAAAATAGTTAGTAATGACGGGGGCGGTTCATCCTTGCATTCCACTGGGAATATATTAGCAACCGAACAGATAGAAATCAAAACGCTTGATTCTTTGCAGCTCCGTAACATTGGATTCATTAAAATGGATATTGAAGATAATGAATTGCATGCCTTAAAGGGTGCAGTTGAAACACTTCGTGCCAGTAACTATCCTCCTATCTTGTTTGAAGCAAACTGGCAAAATAACGATCTCTTTGATTATATTCGCTCGCTTGGATATAAGGTGGTTAATATAAGTGGATATCCTAATATGTATTTGGCAACGGTCTAAACATTTTTCATCTATGTATATCAGAAATGCAGATCTTCGTCAAGACCCTTACAGGAAAGACTATCACACTTGATGTAGAGTCCAGTGATACCATCGAGGGGGTGAAGGCAAAGATTCAGGACAAGGAGGGTATTCCTCCTGATCAGCAACGACTGATTTTTGCTGGAAAGCAGCTCGAGGATGGTCGTACATTGTCAGACTATAATATTCAGAAGGAGTCTACGTTGCACTTGGTGCTGTAAAGGGTGAATTTGGTGGCTTAAAGCAGGGGTATTCTGTATGGTAGTGGAAACACTCAAAGGTCTGATAGCTCAGTTGGTAGTAGCACTTGGCTGTTAACCAGGAAGTCGAGGGTTCGATCCCCTCTCGGACCGCTTTTTTATTTGGTAGAGTACTAACAAATAAAAATGGAATGAAAATGGGTCTAAAGTTAAGGAAGTCTTTCATATAGAATGTATTTTAAGCTATCAGAGTTTAGATGGACAGAAGATGATATCATAACAGGTGACAAGTACCTTTCCTTACAGGGTGATAATGTTGCTTATATGAAGACAGATACACTTGTCTTGAATCAGTCGATTGAATGGAGGGGTGCGCAGCATAAAAAGCGATCTGCCCTTATTTGGATAACTGGTCATTCTGATTTTCCTATTACACCTGATGTATTTAACGAACACGAAGGAAATGTAGAATGGTGGTTTGCTACAAATAAACAACATGTGCATCCAAAACTATGTAGCATTCCCATTGGAATAACAAATAATACCACAGAGTCAACTGATCATATTGTATTTGGAAATACGGCCATTATGTTAGAAGTTGCAGCAAGACCACAGACTCTTCACAATTTAGTCTATATGAATTTCTTAATAACTACCTATCCAACCGAAAGACAGGCATGTTATGATACATTTGCAGGGAAGCCTTGGGTAACTGTAGGACAGTCTGCGAAGACATTGGATGCCAGAAAGAAATTTCTTACTGAAATACGAAATCATGCCTTTGTCCTGTGTCCACGTGGGAATGGCATTGATACACATCGTATATGGGAAACACTTTATATGGGTAGTATTCCTATTGTTAAGAAAGATATTGCTATGAATGATTTTTTAGATTTGCCTATCTTATTTGTTGATAAATGGAGTGATATAACAGAAGAGTTTTTACTTCAACAATATGAACGTATGCGGGGCATGTTATGGAATATGGATAAACTTAGATTTGGATATTGGAAGCGCTTAATACAGCAGAAGGAGGCTCAACCTTTACATCGTGTAAGGCTTCAAGTTTAAAACATTCCGATAATTATATCATAGTATGAAAGAACCGATTGAATTTTCACCGGCATGGTTTGATGCATGTTCGTTGGCGTGGAGGGAAAATAAGAAAAGGTTTGGGGAAGCATGGGTCTATGTGTGTAAAGTCAAGAGCTGTAAACAGAGTGTCAAAGGTGAAGACTTTTGTAAGTACCATTCCCACAAACATAGTATGACGCTTAGGTCATCAAAAAAATGAAAATCCTCGGGCCTTATAGAAAGGTACACCTTACTATGCCACGATGTCCTATCATACTTACAACTGGAAATCAATGTAGAAGAGAAGCTGAGGGGGGAGCTAATTGTACTGTCTGCCAAAATAAGATAAATCAACGTGAACAAATAGCCGGTCCAATCCTTCCTGGTGGATGCTGTCGTATTAAAACAAATGGACAAAGATGTGATCGTGTTGCAGAGCAAAACATAACAGTATGCAGGACACATCGCCTTGCGGATGAAAGAAGGGAGAGGGAGAGGCAGGCCGAGATAGTTTTCAATGAACAACTTGAACAACGTATGGCAACTATCACTGCAAATGTCGAGACGGTTCCGTGGGAAGATGCCTTACAGATGATTCATATTGAATATAGAGGAGCAACTATAACTCGCAGACTGTATTTACGTATCGTTGGAAGTTTTCCTAATATATATCGTGCACATCCTACCATTGTTAATTTCCAGAGATTTCATATAGCTCTTGAACGTACACAACTTTTACCCCTTGAAATGGAGGAAGCTGATAGAGAAGCCTTCTTACAGCGTCATTTGCATGCTGAACCAGTCCAGCCAGTTGGAGAACTTGGTGTGCTTGCTGGTGATAGACAAAACGTGCATACTCGCTTTGTTAGCAAACAGACAAATGAAGGACTTGATAAATTGCTTAAAATGACCATACCTGCAGATCAGCATACCAGGAAATCTATTGCAAAAGCATGGATGTCTATATATGCCATGAAGGATGCGTATTGGAAATCCTTCCTTGACATCATTATTGATATGAATGTTTGGTATGAAACCGAATCATGTCGAGAAACTGGTGATTGGTTATACAGAAGGGCCTTAGATGGGACTTGGGCCCTGATTCAACAATCGCCACTTGAAACGAGACTTCAATTAATGAAACGATTATACGAAGAGTGTCGTGATTCATATCAGATGTGCTCCGAAGGTCATATAAGCCGCCTTATAAATGTATTTGGTGGCTTCGATGATGCATTCAAGGGAACAGTCAGTTTAAATGAAAGGATTCAAGAAGCAATGTCCGAGATTTCCTTACAGAGTATTAGTCACG